GGAAAGTTTGCGTGAGACGCATAAGCAAATGCGCTCGGCTTTAAACGCAGGCCACCGCTTCGCCCGATCCGGCTTCGCCACCACCCCACCCGAAGCCCTCGCCACCCGCGAAGCAAAGTGCCGCGAATGCCCTGAGTGGGACGCCGGCCGCTGTCGCAAGTGCGGCTGCTCCACCTGGGCAAAACTCCGAATGGCCACCGAGCGCTGCCCCCTCGGCAAGTGGGAAGCCGTCGAATCGAAACCGGAAACCGGAGTGCTGAAACCGGAAATCTAACCGCCTCTTTCCGCCCTCCGCCTTCCGCTCTCCGCTTTAGGAGACGCTCGGAAGCCTACCCGATTTGACACCCGCCGCTCGCTTGAGCGGCATGAAACTCTTCCTCGATTCAAAAAACCGGCGGTTCGTGAAGTCCGCCGCGAGCAATGTCGCATTGCAGACGCTCGTCCTAAAGCGCCGCGACCAAGTCCCCATCGAGGTCGTCTTTGTCGAGAACGGCGTGGCCGTCTCGCCCGTCGCAGGAACGCAGACAACCGTGGCCCTCAAGTCTTCGTTCTCCGACTCCAACTTCCTCGCTCTGGCGGCCCCCGGCCAAACAATCCTCGATCTGAATACATTGCCGGTCGAGGCCGCCTTCTCCTCCGAGAAGGCCAGCATCGCCGCCTTCCTCGAGATCCGCTGGACCGCCCCGACTCAGGCATTGCGCACCGCCACGCTCCAAGTCGAAGTTCAAAACTCCGTCATCCTCGGCGACGAAGCCACCCCCGCCGCACTCCCCGACGGAAAAGCCACCCAAGCCGAAGCCGAGGCCGGAACCGACAACGCAAAATGGATGACGCCGCTCCGAACGGCGCAAGCGATCACCGCTCTCGCCGATGCCACATTCTACGGCACCACCGCGCCTGATCCGGCACAATTCACTCGATGGGTCCACACGGACCTCGGGCGACTCTTCACTTGGTTCGAAGGCGCATGGGTCGAGTTCACGCACTCCACTGCCGCATCCTCCACATCGACCGTCACCTGGACCGATGTTATCGGCAAGCCCGCTACCTTTGCGCCATCCACACACACGCACACGATCGCGCAAGTTGACGGCCTGCAAGCCGCCCTTGACGCCGCAGGCACAGGAGGCGGCACACCCGGCCCCACCGCGTGGGCCGACATTACCGGCAAACCCCTCACCTTCGCGCCATCCACACACAGCCACGCAATCGCCGACACGACCGGCCTTCAGACCGCGCTCGATGGCAAGGCAGCGACCACGCACACGCACGCCATCAGCGACACCACCGGCCTTCAGACCGCGCTCGATGGCAAGCAACCCTCTGGGAATTATTCGCTAAACGGCCACACGCACACCACCGCGAATGTCACCGGCCTTGACGCCGCTATTGCCGGCAAAGTCTCCGGCACCGGCGTGGCCTCGCTGGAAGTTGTCACCGCTTTGCCTGCCACGCTTGTGCCCACCACTTTCTACATCGTCATCCCCAGCGGAGCCACGACCGCATCGGCCGTGCAGCTCGGCAGCGTCTCGCTCTTCACCGGAGATGGAGGCGGAGACGATGGCGGCGGAGGCGGTGGTGGTGGTGGCGGCGGGGTTGCATGGACCCCCACCGGCATGGGCGGCCTGCAAATGTGGTTCGCCGCCGAGGATGAGACAATCACTTCGTCCAGTGGCAAGGTCTCCGAGTGGCGTGATAAGAGCGGCAATCTCCTGCACGCCACGCAGTCCACCGCAGCCAACCAGCCGACCTTTTTTTCCTCCGACGCCTTTGGCCGCAAATCCGTCGGAAACGCCACAAGCGCAGGTCTGCTCGGCCTCATCTGCCCCAGCACGACATACAAAGAAGTTTTCATCGTGGGCTACTACGGGGCTGGCACGGAATCCGTCTTTCCTGGCATTAACACCTTCTTTTCGGGTCCGGGCGCCAACAATGCCCAGCGTGTGGCTGGCAACAATGCAACCAATGCATTCCTCACCACATCGGCGTTCACAAGCAGCGTTTTCAAGAATGCCTCCGACACATCCACCACGGCTCCGCTCCCGCTCCCGCCAACAATTTTGCGCTTCAGCGCAGCTAGTGCCGTGACACAGCAGACCTTCCTTTTTTATTCATCACTAAGCTCAGGCCGTTCATTTAATGGAGCCTTCTCGGAGGTTCTATTTTTCGCCTCTAACCTCTCTGCCACCGACCGCCAAAAAGTCGAAGGCTACCTCGCTCACAAGTGGAACCTCGCCGGGAATCTACCGGCTGACCACCCCTACAAATCCGCCGCCCCGACCGCATGAGTGCTTACTATGTTTTAACCTCCAAAGCAGAAAGCGACCAGTGCCGCTCCGAGGCTTTCGCGGCTTTCATCGCGCAGCAAAACGAACCCGCCTATGTCGCCACTACCACGCAGTGGAGCGAAGAGCAGACGCGAGCCGATGGGAAATTCATTGTGCCCTTTTGCCAGCAGCTAGGCGTGGCTGGCTACAAAATCGAAGATGGCACGGAGGAATGGTTCGCATGATCGCCTTCCCCGCCAACCCCACGCTCAACCAGGAATACGAAGCGCCCGACGGCCGCCTGTGGCGCTTCAATGGCTTCGCGTGGGTCGGCTTCTCCCCACCGCTCACCGCCGACAAGATCACTGATTTTACGGAAGCCGTCGTCGCCGCCGCGCCGCCGACCATCGATGCCTCGCTTCTCACCACCGGCACACTGCCCGACGCCCGCCTCGCCGCCACCATCGCCCGCAGCGCCGATCTCACGACGGAGCAAAATGCACGCATCGCCGGAGATGTCGCGCTCGGCCAGAGGATCGATTATCTCGCCGCGAATCTGGACCCAGCCGCGCTCGACTCCATCGCCGAAGCAGCCTCCAGCATCGGATCGCTCCAGACCCAAGTGGACGGCAAAGCCACCGCCGCCCAAGGCGCCAAGGCCGACACCGCCCTCCAGCCCGAGCCCGTCGATTACCAAGGCGCCTACAACAACGGAGCCGACTACTCCCCCGGCCAAGTCGTCAGTTTTAACGGCGAACTCTACATCCGCATCGGAGAGCCGAACCCCGGCTATCCACCGCCAGGCAGCTACTGGGCCGCCTTCGATCCCTCCGCCTCCCCCGCATTCAAGCTCTGGGTCGATCTCTCAAAAGCCGACACGGTCCACACCCACGCCGCCGAAGAGATCACCGGCCTTTCGAGCTACATCATTTCCTCCGCCCCCGGCCTGCAAATCAACACCACCGTCCGCACCGGCGACGGCGTTGCCACCACCTTCCCGATCGACGGCCTAGTCAGCAGCGATCCCGAGCATGTCCTCGTGGCTTTGAACGGCGTCACGCAAACCCCCACCACCGACTACCTCGTCAGCGAAGCCACCGGCACCATCACATTCGACGAGCCGCCCGCCGCCGGAATGCAGATCTCCTGCACCGCCCTCGGCCTCCGCACCGTCCAGCCGCCGATCGATCCCACCCTCTACCTCTTCGCCTTCGACCAATCGCTCGACGGCCTCACGACCTACAGCGGCCGGTTGCTCAATGCCGACCGCCCCGCCGCTCCTGCCCTCCCCGAGACCGCCACAAGCTGGACCATCCGCCGCAGCACCCTCTCCGCCGCCGGCCAAATCCTCGCCACCGCCTCCGCCACCGGATCGTGGGCTAACCGGGAGACTCTTGCATTCGCATGACAACAATCACCGAAAGCAACCTAACCCAGACGCTCGATCTCTCCTCGTTCGACCTCACCCTGCCAGGCATCGTCGTCGAGTATCCCACCCGCTCCAATTTCCCGAGCGTCGGGAAACCCGACCGCCTGTATATGGCGATGGACGAGGGGATGCCCTACCGCTGGTCGCCCTCCGCGAGCGCCTACGCCCTCATGATTCCCATCATCGATGCCGGTAATTTTTGACAATCACCCACCCACGAACAGCCCAACCAAAACCACAACCACCACCTAATTAGCCATGGCCAATCCAATCATCAAAATCAAACGCGGTTCAGGCGCTCCCGTCAGTCTTCAGACGGGTGAGCTGGCAATCGACACACTGAACAAAAGCCTCTTTGTAGGCACAGCCCAAGGCGTTCTCGCCATCGGCGGCGAGCACATCTTCGCCAAAAAGACCTATGTCGATAGCGCCGTTTCAAGCGAGCAATCGGCACGCGAAGCAGCGGATTCGACGCTCACCACGAACCTCAATGCGGAAATCTCCCGCGCTCAAGGAGCCGAAAGCGATCTCGCTGACGACATCGCCGCCGAGACATCCGCGCGCCAGTCCGCGATCAACGCCGCCGTTTCCACTTTGGAAGCAGCCGACACCGCTTTGGACGGCAAGATCACCGTCGAGAAAGGCCGCATCGATGCGATCCTCAGCGCCTCCTCGGCCGACAAGGACAGCTTCGCGGAAATCGTCACCCTGATCAATTCGGTCGATCTGACCAACGACGACGCCCTCGCAGCCGCCATCTTGTCGATCAACGACTCGATCGCTGACGAGACCTCCGCCCGCACCTCCGGCGACTCCAGCCTCCAAGGCAACATCGACACCGTCGCCAGCGACCTTTCGGCGCTCACAACCCGCGTCTCCGCCGCCGAGCAAGACATCCTGGACGAAGAGTCCGCTCGCATCGCCGCAGTCTCCGCCGAGGCCGCCGCCCGCGCCTCGGATGTGTCCGGCCTCGAAGCCGACATCGCCCTCGTCCAGTCGAATCTGGATTCGGAAAGCTCGACCCGCTCGACAGCCGACACCTCGTTGAGCAACAGAATCACGACCTTGGAGAACGCCAGCGCGGACAGCCGCCTGGACGCCGTAGAGGCCGATGTAGCCGACCACGAGACTCGTATCTCCTCCTTGGAGAGCACGATAGATGGCGGCGTTTACTAGTCCCTAAACCACCCAACCCCGGCGGGGCGCTCCATAGCGCCTCGCCAAGCGGGGGTTCCCAAACTCGCAAAACAAAAACCGCCACATGGCAAACCCACAAATCATCCCAAAACGCAGCACGGTCACCGGGCGCATCCCGAACACGACCGACCTCGCCCTCGGCGAGATTTGCGTCAACCACGCCGACCGCCGCCTCTACACGCGCAACCCCTCCACCGGCGAAGTCTACAAATTAGCAGGCACCAAAGACGCCCCCGACCGCGTCTGGGCATTCGACCTTTCGAGCGACGGCACCACCACCTACCTCGGCTTCCTCCTTTACTCGGACTTCCCGAACTCCGGCAGCGTCTATGACAGCCCGAACTGGGAAATCTCCCGCACCATTTTCAACTCCGCAGGCACCACCAGCACCGAAGCCAGCGCCACCGGCGCGTGGTCTTCCAAGGAGTCCCTTCAATTTTCCTAAACCTCAAAAAACCCACCACCATGACAGCCACCAACCCAATCGAAATCGAAGGCAAATCGTTTGACCGTTTCTCGCTCAACCTTGCCATCAACGGCAAATACAACGCCGATGGAACGCCGGATGCCAGCATCGCAGCCCGTTTAATCCCCACTCGAATCGAAGGCGATGAGGTCGAGCAGGCGCAAGAGCAGTCCGTAAACATCGCCCTCGGTAGCCTCTCCGGCTCCGACGAAGCCACTCTCACCGCCGTCGCGGAAATCAGCGCGGCACTTCAAAAATTCATCATCTCGAAAGGACTTTAATCATGGCAAACTATCGCGCAGTAGCAACAGGAAACTGGTCATCGGGTGCAACATGGGGCGGCGGAGCCGTCCCGCCCAATGGCGAAGGCCACAACATTTATTCCAACAATTTCACCGTCACCATCGACCAAGATGTCAATGTCGCGCTCATCACAAATGCGTCCATCACGGCTACATTTGTTGGCGGGGGGACATCTGCTGTGGCAGGCGGAGGATTTGTAATGAATAACGCTTACAATATTTCTGGTTCTTTTGGTGCAGTGGCACAGCTTTTAGTTGTATCTGCAACAACTGGAACGATAAACATGAATATCGCATCAATTCCGCAGGGCTTATCAACCACAGGCACAGTGCGGCACAATGGTTCGGCAAGTATCGTAATAAACAACTGCAATATAACAGGACATACCGGCTCAAGTATTGTAAATGTATTCAATACTTCTTCTGGAAACATTACTTTTAATACATGCACAATCACAGCTATTGGCACTTCGGGCGGCGGCGCTGTTCCTGTTGTAAATTCAGCAACATCAACCGGCACTCTTACATTTAATAATTGCACAATTACTGCTGGGTCTAATATATGTAATGCAATAAACAATTTAGGGCCGGGAAATGTCACTACCTCATCCTGCACAATTACCGGCGCAGCAGTTTCAACCGGCGCAGGAATAAGCTCAACTTCATCGGGTAGTGTAATATGCTTGAATTCTGCAATCAATGCAGGGGCAACAGGTGTAGCAATTAGTAATGGCAGCGGACAACTAATTTGCACAAATTGCTCAATTACTGCATCAAGCGGGAATAATGCAATCACATCTTCTGGCGTTCCAAGAATAAGCGGAACACTAACAAGTTCGCCTAACGGGTTTCAAGCCGTAAATTCCAATCGCTGGATATTAAAAACAACGCCCACAAACGCCTACATCCAGCACGCGCTCGACGGCATCAACGCCAATAGCTATGTTCGCTATTACACCGCCGACAACGCCCTCGGCCAAGCCAATCCCACCGATGTCCGCTCTGGCGTGAGCTACGCCAGCGGCAGCCTCACCGGCCTCCTCACCGTCCCCGCTCGCGGATCGGTGGCGTTGAGCGTCAACTACGGGCCGTCGATGCCATTCACGGCTACCCGCAGCAGCACGACCGCCACGGCCACGCTGGCCTACAGCTACCCGCTGGTCGTAGGCGATGAGTTTACCGTGACCGGCGCATCAAACTCCGAGTGGAACAGCACCTACACCATCGCCTCGGTGGTATCCGGCACATCGGTCACATTCACCGTGCCAAACACCCACAGCGCCACCGCAGGAGCAGGCGCTGTGATGCAGACCACCGGCACAGCCGTCCTCGATCCCGCAGCCGTAGCATCAGCAGTCTGGGGAGCGGTCAGCCGCACCATCACCGGCGGGCTTGTCGATACCGCGACAACTCTCACGAATGCGCCTACGGTTCCAAGCGTCGTCCAAATCCGTGAGGAAATGGATTCCAACTCGACCAAGCTCGCCAACCTCGACGCCACGATCTCCAGCCGCTCAACCCTCACGACCGGCGACCTGCCGAGCGTGCCTAGTGCCGCCTCGGTGGCCTCCGCCGTGCGCACCGAACTAACCGAGCTTTCCAATCTGGATGCCTCGGTTTCTAGCCGACTGGCCTCGGCAGCCTACACAGCCCCGACCAGCGCCCCGACAGCCGCTGCTGTGGCTTCAGCCGTTCGCACAGAGCTGACCGAACTCAGCAATCTCGACGCCTCCGTTTCAAGCCGACTGGCCTCGGCCTCTTACACCGCGCCAGCCAACTCGGACATCTCCGCGATCAAAAGCAAAACCGACAACCTCCCGGCCTCGCCCGCAGCGGTCTCCGACATCCCCACCACCGCGCAGATCAGCGCCGCCGTGGAAGGCTCGCTCCTCAACGAAGGCGACGGCCAAGCCGTGCTCAACGCCCTCGTCGGCGCCATCGGCAACCAGAATGTGGACGAAATCGCCCTCGTGGCGGCCATCCGCTCCGACCTCGAGCGCAGCGGCGGAAAACTCGACAGCATCCCGACCGATGCCGCTCCCAGCGCGGCCTCCGTGGCAAGCGCCGTGTGGAGCGCCAGCACCAAAGAGATCACCGGAGGCGTGGTCGATACCCTCACCAACTCGCCCGATGTCCCGACCGAAGCCGAAATCGCCAGCCAAGTCCGCACCGAGCTTTCGGTCGAACTCGGCCGCATCGATGCCGCCGTCTCCAGCCGACTCGCGCCATCCGGCACTTTGGCGACCGTCACAACATTGACCAACGCGCCAAGCGTCCCATCGGCAAGCGCCATCGCCGACGAGGTGCGCGTGGAACTCGCCACCGAACTGGCTCGCCTCGACGCCCCGGTCAGCGGCGCAATAGCCCCAAGCGCCGCCACCGTGGCCAGCCAAGTCCGCACGGAGTTGACCGCCGAACTCGCCAAAGTCTCGGCCTTGAACACCGAGCGCCTCGCCAATGTTGCCACAACTGCCATCGTCGGCAACCTCATCGCCCAGGCGAACAGCTAATGAGCACAGAAGTTGTCCGAAACAGACCAGGTGTAAAAATGAGCGTCGGCGAGTTCATCGCCGCGCTCGCCCTGGTGGCAACCGTCTTCTCCGCCTCGCAAGCCTGGTGGATTCTTCCCGAAAAAGTTTCCCGCGTAGAAGTGGAAAACGAAAAGCAGGAGCAGCGCCTGCAAAAGATCGAATCCACCGCCGCCGACCGCGCCGAGACTTTGGCCCGCATCGATGAGCGCACCAAGCGCATCGAGCAAATCCTCGCCAACCGTCCGTGAGGCTTTGACACCTCCGCCCATTCGATGAAAACCCTTCTCTCCCGGCTAAAGGAGCCCTCTACCATTCGCGGCCTCTGCATCCTCCTCGGGCTGGCAGGCATCAACCTCGAACCCGAGGCGGTCAACGCCATCACGAGCTTGACCATCGCCGCCCTCGGCGCGATCGAGCTTTTCCGAAAGGAAAAATGATCAACCCCGCCAAGTTCGCGGCGGCCATGATCCTCGCCGCTTTTCTTTTCCTAGCTTTGGCTCTCCTCACCGGGTGCTCGAGCTTCGGCCCGCTCACTTTCTCGCTCGAGAGCGACTATGGCCGCTTTAGCTACCAACTCCCCGAGCTTCCAGATCGCACCCTCCGCGACAAATGATCTCCCTCCTCGCCCGCTTCTTCATGCTCCCCAAGCCGCAGGTATCCCCCGCGCCACAGCCAGAGCCGAAGCCCGCGAAGCCAGCCAAAACCTCCCCCGCCAAAACCTCCGGCCTCCTCAAGCCCGAGCCAAAGTTTTATCAGCAGACCAACAAGCGGACCCCCAACATCTCAGCCGGCCGCGTCATTAAGCCGACCCATGTGATTTTGCACCACACCTCCGGCGCTTATGCCGGATCAGTCTCGTGGTGCTGCGATCCGGTAAGCAAAGTCAGCTACCACTGCATTATCGCCCGCAACGGCAAACGCACCACATTGGCGCTCCCGACCCAGAGAACATGGCACGCCGGAGTCTCAAGCTGGCAAGGCCGCAAAGACTGCAACTCTTTCTCCGTCGGCCTAGCTTGGGAAGGCGACACCTACACGACGCCCCTCAGCGAAGACGCCCTCCTCAGCGCCGTGGAATACTTGTTGCCCATCCTGCGCGAGCACCACATCCCCCTCGCCAACATATTGCGCCACGCCGATGTCTCCCCCGGCCGCAAAACCGATTGTTCCCCCGCCGCCCACGCCGCGCTTTTAGCGGCTCTAAATAAGGTCCAAGCTGGCGGCTATTAAAAGCGCGGCTAGCGTGGAAAATAATATTTTCATTTGGTTGGCTTAATTCTTTTCGGGGTGTAAGAAACTGAGGAGCGTCGGGCAGGCGGCGCAATTTCGTTTCCTTTATTCCCGTATTCTGGGGAGTCATCGGCAACCAAGGCAATCTCCATTTCTTGAACTGCCGGAATCTCATTGGCTAAAGCCTCGGCGCGGAGCCGGGCAGTGTCTTTGCGCACGAGGGTCTGCACATAGCGCGAAAACATCGTCTCCCCCTCTTGCTTCATTCTCTGGAGCGCGAGCGCATACAGATCGCCATCGAAGGAAATCGTCCGTCGCTCGCACAGCTTCTTTTGTTTTTTAGGTGTCTCACTCATGTCTGAATCAACATTCATACTGAGTATGAAAAAAAACAACAAAATGTGAAAATAGGGTCTTGACCCCATTCACCATTCTTCATACTTTCCGCGTCACAAGTATGAAGAATGCATTGAAAAAAAAGACGGAGAAACGAACGGTCTCGATGCCGCGCCAACTTCTCCGAGATGCCCTGGAACGCAGCAAACAAGAGCATCGGAGCCTTTCGAGCTACATCCAACACCTCATCGCTCGCGATGCGGAAAAAGCCCGCGCCGAACAACAATATTCCACCCCCGCTTAACCCAAAAAAAAATGAGTGAGACCCATGCAACCATCCTTCGATGCCTCGGCTACGGCATCGAATTTATCCAACTCCTCGCCGTGCCTGTGGTGCTGGCGGCAATGACCAGGAGGTTAGCGAAATGATCAGATCAACCACAGAGGACACAGAGCGCACTGAGGGTTTAAAAAGCAATTTTTTCAGAATGCCTCGACAATCTGCAATCATTGTAAATGGCGAGGATGTGGACCGACTGGTTCATAACTCCGTCGATGATCTAAGGACACAAATCAAGTTTCAGAAGGCGGTAAAACATCAGCCATGTCTGTGGACTCTAAAAGTCGCACACGAAGAATGCATCCTGCGAGGCTATAAAACCAAGGCGAAGATTTTAGCGGCTGCTATCAAAAAACAGGAGGCCGCGAAATGAGCGCCTGGGAAGCTGTGTTGTTAGGCTTTATCGCCTTTGGTTCCTGCTTCGCGTGCTACCAGCTCGGGCAGCGCAATATGTATGACCGCATCCAGCGCATGCGCGAGAAGCGCCAGCGGTGGGCGGAATGGGAGGATTTCGATGATGAATAGCATCGAACTCTCCGAAGACCAAGTCGGCTGCCTTTGCCTGGTCTGCGATGCGGTGGGCGAGGCGCGTGTCTCGAAGCTGCTGGATCCGGACCTCGGGCCGGTGTGCCACGAGTGCTTCAACCACTGCCAACTCGCCACCGTGGAACTCCTCTGGCAATGCGCCGCCATTTCACCTTCCAAACCCTAACCCACCTATGAATCATCACGAAAAAACTGCCGCCCAACTCCTCGCCACGGCCACCCAACTTTTGGCCACCGCCCAAAAACTCCTGGCGAAGCCAACACCCCCCGCCCCGAAATCTCGCCGGATGCGCACCCAAGGCCCCCGGCTCACCCAAGCGGAGGCCGCTGAGGCTTTCGCCAAGCTCCGCGCCGAGCTCGCCACCCTATGACACCCAAACCCTCCCCGCGCTTGGCGCCATATTCCAAAGACCCGCAAAAAATCCGCCTCGAGCAGAAAGCGATCGCGCTGCTGCGCCGCTCCGAGGAATTGCGAGCCAAAGCCCACGAACTCATCCGCCAAAGCATGCAATGATACGCGTTAAAAAGCCAAAAGATCATCGGGAAGCTGAACATGAAGCCTTGCTTAAGAATTGGCTGGATGGCTTAGAGCCTCTTGAAAAAAAAGAGGTTCAAGAAGCGTTGCGCCATGCACCGGCGATCTCGACGATTGAGGAAGAATATTTGGAAGCGATGCCATCTCATCAACCTTTTGATGTGGATCGCCCTGAGTGGATTTTGGCCGAAGAGCTAAATCTTGGCCTTGAGGAAGCGATGCGGGTGCTGAAGTGGCATGAAAAGCATGTAGAACGAGAGGTCGAGTGGGCAAAGGCAGAGCAGTTGACGAGAGTGGTGGGGTTTCTCATTAAGCCATGCGGCAATCTGCGAGTCATTGTGCGCAGCCTCGCGCTGGCTACAGGACTAGCTGAGTTAAATGGCACTCACTCCCAATCGGAGGAAGCACGAAAACTCGGAGTTACCCGTTCTCTTATATCTTACTATGTAACTGCTTGGGCAGACCTTCTAGGGATCGAAGTTTTTAATTTCCGCAAGTCTTCCAGCTCACGGGAGACTTTCAGCGCGGCACAAAAGAAAGCGTGGGCAAAACGAAAAACAAAATGACAACAACAACATTAACGCTCCCTGATGGACTATGCACGCCTCACAAGGCGAGTCTTCAATTCCACCGCACTCCTACAGAAGCCGAGTGGGAACAGGTTGGTAGGTTCGTATATGCGGCTCGGTCGGCGGCGTGCCGCTGGCGTGCAGATTGGGCAAGGCTCGGTCGCCGTGAGTTCGGGGATTTGACGGTGCAGCATTATTCTGACCGGCTGCAAATGGAATTCCCTGCCATGAAGGCAGCAGAGGCTTTGGAGGCATTTGAGATTCGGAGTGATGTCCTCAGCGATGACCATCATTTGGCAGTGGCCAAGGCGCTCCCTGATGGTCTCGATAAGGCTCGCGAAGAGTGGCAGCAGAAAGCGCAGGAATGGCTGCTGATCGCTGAGAAGGAGGGATTGAGCCCCCGTGAGCTGCAAAAGTCTATAAAGGCCGGTCAAGTCATGCGCGACTCCGAAGAGGAGAAGCCTCGGCTGAATGCGAATGACCGATCTGTGGGAATCGTGACGATTGAGGGAGTTAACATGCAGTTCAACCTCTGGCTTAAAAAAGTGAGGGAGCAGGATGGTTTCCCTGGGGGATGGGATCAACGCAGGTTGGGGATGGTCCTCTTGCTTTTGCAACCAATGGCTCAGGTCTACAGAGATGTTCAAGCATTGATGGAGCCGACAACAGGGGGGGCTGTATGAGCGAGGCGACGATGTTCCGGCAACTCTTCTGGAGGGCGGTGGCGGATGAGCTTCCGGATGATGAGGAAACGGTGCTGCTGCACCTCGAGGGCGGCGAAGTGTGGACGGGGTTCCTGGATGGTCGCGTCTGGCGCTTTGTCTCGGCGGACAAGATCGAGGAGGAGGTCCTGCATTGGGCTCCATTCCCACACCCTCCGCTTTAACCACGGAGAACACAGAGGACACAGAGAATGAGAAAAACAGAGACGCATATTTTGTCGGCGGCGATGCACGCCCTGGCTGGCGAGATCGTGAGCGAGGATGGCGTGGCCTCGGCGGCGATCCTCGAGGCCGGTGCCCGGCTGCTGGAGCAATCGGTGGAGATCAAGGAGTGGCGCGAGCAGGCGGCCGAGTTGGCCGTGGCCCTGCTGTCGCCGAATAGCGAATACACGCGGGAGGTTTTGAAAAATTACCAAGAAAGGATTGAGAAATGATCGCGGAATATGATCCAGACAAATTGGCTTTCCCATGCGACATGGCGGATGTCATCGGGCTTTCAAAGAACGAGATTGCTTTTCTAAAACAAAAGGGGTGTCCGTTTTTTGGCCGGAAGACGACGGTGCGATGGGTGCGGGACTTTATAGCGCACCAGGCGGGGGCACCAAGGCTGCAGCCGCCTGAGCATCCGAAAGATTCAGCTTCGAATACACGGCGTGAACCAGGCGCGTGGAGTGGTTCACGAGGCGCATCGCTTGCGACTCGCTAAGGCCTGCCCGATGACAACGAGTCACGAACGATACGCGGAGGCTGTGGCTGGTGGCTCCGGTGGCGGCTTTGAGGATGGAATTGAAGACGCGGTTCTGGTCGCCGGTGAGGGGGCCACTGGTGCGGTCGCGTTTTTTAAAAACCTGCTCCAGGTGCTGGGCGAGGCCGTCTGGCATGGGCACGGCGTAGCGCTTCCGAGGGTCGCCGTCTTTGCGTTTTGAATCGATGAGCCAGATGACTTTCTCCTTAAAATCGACATCGTCGCGGCCGAACTCGGCCTCGCTAAAGCGGCAGCCGAGATGGGCGCAGACCTCGAAGACGGTGAGCATCCAATCGGCTCGATCGGCGAAGGCGGCGCGGGCGGCGGCAAAGTCCTTGGTCGATAGTTCTTTTTTCGGCTTTGGCGCCGTGCGGGGGATCTTGGCGAGCGCGAGGGGGTTCTTCGTGCATAGCTCACGGCGGAGCGCCTCCTGCATGACGAAGGAGAAGAGCTTCAGCTCGAGCCGTGCGGTATTGTGCGAGGCACCTTGGTCCTTGCGCCAATCCATGAACTGGCTGGCATGCTCGTATCGGATGTCGGCGGGGTGCCTGAGATTGCCCAATCGCATCCACTCGACGCAGCGGGACCAGGCCAGCTCGTATCGTTTCTTTGAGTGCGCGTTTGAAAAATGCGCCGTCAAGTATGGTGGCGCCCACTCGATGAAATCTCCCTGGTGGCGTGGCGCGAGCTGGGCCTCGCGGCGTGCGGCGGCTTCCGCCATGCGCTGCGCTTTGCGCGTCTCCTTGGCGTCATCGATCCGGCATCTGGTGGATTCCTCGCGCCACCGGCCGGTATCGAGGTCGCGGTATTTGAGGATCCAGAACGAGGACTTGGGAGTCTGCCGTAAAAACGCCATGGCCACAGACTCCCACATGCTCCCACACGCATCCACAAAAATCGTGTGGGATAAAGTGGGGGAGCGTTGTTTTGCAGGGTTTTGCGTGGAAGGGAATTCCCTACCGTTACACCACGAGGCAAGGTTTTGTCTTGTATTTGAAGCACTTGCGGGAGACTCCCACACGGCTCCCACAAAAAATCTTGGGGTTGCCGGTGTGCAACGGCTGGGAATCTGGAGCGGGGGGGCTTTGTGAGCAAGGACAAAGTTTCTGTGGCGGAGCGGGCGGCGAGGTATTTGCAGAAGATGGGGCCTGCGGTATCGGGCGCTGGCGGACATACGCACACGCTTCTTTGTGCTCGGGCTTTGGTGAGGGGGTTTTTGCTGTCGCCTTCGGAGGCGCTGGGGATTTTGGAAAATTGGAATCAGGGGAATGCGGAGAAGTGGTCGTCGCATGAACTGGAGCACAAAGTGCGGTCGGCAGTGAATGGACCTGGTGAGGATGGGTATTTGCTGAGGGAGAGTGATCGGTCGGCTTCGCGCTCGGTGTCTTCTTCTCGAGATCAGGTGCTCCCGACGAAGCCTCGGCCGCGTTTGGTTTACGAGCCGGAGATGCTGCGGCGTATCGCGGGGGATTTTGCGGCTGCGGTGGATTTGCCTTGGTTGGCGAATCGGTCGGAGGTGGATCCGGCTGGGGTGGAGGCGGGGGAGTTTCTGTCGCGGCTCTACAATGCCGAGGCGGGCGAGCGGGTGATTGTTTTTTCGGAATACAAAAGCCAGGGGCAGGCTGTGTGGCCGACTCAGAGCATTCCGACTTCTGGGAAGGATGGCGTTTGGTTTTTGGCTCAGCCGGTGGATGGGAAGCTGCGGCCGAATCCTCGCCTGGGAAAGATGTCGCGTCGCTCGGAGGAGTCGGTGCTGGCTTGGCGCTGGATGGTGCTGGAATCAGATGAGGCTCCGGTGAGGCTGTGGCTGGGTGCATTGGCTCGGGTTGTTCCGAGGATTGCGGCGATCACGACTTCTGGAGGTCGCTCGGTGCATGCATTGGTGCGGGTTGATGCGGCCACAAAGCGAGAATGGGATGACATCAAGCGGGAGGTGCTGGGCCTGGTGGCTGCGGGCGCGGATCAAGGTGCTCTGTCGGCGGTGCGTCTTACGCGGCTGCCTGGTTGCTGGCGGGGGGGGAAGGAGCAGAAGTTGCTCTACTTCGCGCCGAGTGCTCCGGCTTTGACGATCGCTGAGATGCTGCCTCGCAGGGATGTGTTGTCTTTTTGGCGTGGGGAGTGTCGCCGGGTGGCGATGGGGGGCTTTGCGGATCGTGAGGCTGTGGGTCGGGCGCTGTCGGGGTGTCGGCACTATGGGCGGTTTGACGAGTGGCTGATGAACGCGGCGGTGGAGCTGGAGAGAGAAATTTAAACCAAGGAATAAAAAAATAACATGAGTGAGATAGGAGATATGGTCAGCTCGAAGCTGGCAGAATACGGCATCGTGCCGGATCGTGGAGATGCGGCTGGTGCGGCGGCGTCAGAGAATCCGGAGATGCCGATGGTGCAGATCGTGCCGGTGATCTCGACGATGGCGCGGGAGATCGGGGGGATATTGTCGCAGAATGGTGTCTTCGTGCGGCAGCGCTCGGCGATGACGATCTCGCCTGAGGGGCGGCTGGTGGAGATGTCGGCGCGGCGGTTTCGGACTTACTGCGAGGAGCACCTGGTGACTTTCAAGTGGGAGATGCCGAAGCCGAATGTTTTTGAGAAGAAGCCCCAGACGATCACGGTAGAGGCGGCAGCAACGATCTTGGAGAGCGATCAATTCCTCGAGCGTCAGCGTGAGCTGATGCGGGTTGCGACGGTGCGGCAGCCGGTGCGCCGGAAGGATGGCCGGATCGAGTTGCTGCAGTATGGCTATGACCACGAGGCACAGACTTACACGCAAAACTCGGGGGTGGAGTTTGCATCGGATATGCCGCTGGAGGAGGCGCGGAATGTTTTGCGCGCTCTTGTGGCGGAGTTTCCTTTCGGTGATCGGAAGGCGGATGGGCAGTCGCGCAATGAGGCGATCGTGATCTCGGCGATGCTGGCGATGTTTGCCGCGCCGCTGCTGAGGCCGACGGCGAGGCGGATGAACTTTATGTTCAGCTCGAACTCGGTGGGCTCGGGCAAGACGCTGCTGGCGCAGTTGGCGATCATCTCGACTCTTGGGACATGCGATGTGCAACCACTTCCGGAGAACCAGGAGGACTGGCGGAAGATTCTCGATACTGAGTCACTGGCAGGCTCGCCTTACATTTTATTCGATGACTGCAATGGCTACCTCAAATCCCCGACCCTTAATGCGTTCCTGACGGCGGCGACCTGGACGGGGCGAAAGATGAACACACAGCAGAAGTTTGCAGTGCCGAAGATTGCCACGGTCTTCCTGACCGGCAACAACCTCGAGGTCACGCCGGATGTGGCTCGGCGCTTCCTGCATTGCCGGATGCTGACCGACGAGGCGGATCCGCAGGCGCGGAAGATCGAGAAGGTTTTCTCGGATGAGTGGCTCGAGAAACCCTCGACGCGCGCCCAACTCCTCGCGTGCCTGTGGTCGATCGTGAGGTCTTGGGATGCGGCCGGTCGGCCTAGCCCAACGCGGATCGTGCGCGGGTATGAACCTTGGTGCGCTGTCTTTGGGGGAATGGTGCAGCATGCCGGCTTCGGTGATCCGATGGAGCCTCTACCTGTCGAGGAGTCGGGGAACTCTGAGCTCGCGGACATGACTGCTCTGGTGGCTCAACTCGCGAAGGGCGTGGACGATGATCAGGAGTTTTGTTTCCAAGATGTCGTCGAGGCGGCCGTGGAGGTGAATGCTTTCACATGGATGCTCGAGGGCAAAGAGGAGAGGGATGGGAAGGACGGGCCTCGGCGATATGTGCTGACGGCTCGGGCCAACTCGAAGTTCGGCAGGCTCCTCGCCGAGCAGTATGGCGGTAAGAAGTTCCGCCTTCCCTCGGGCCGAGTGGTTCGCTGGGGGCAGTCCGGCAAGAACCGGCAGAGGGTATACACGCTCACGGTCCTCGAGTAGGGATCAAGGCCCGCCACACGGCGGGCCTTTTTGTTTATAGGTCATGCAGGGGTCCGCAATGTTCCGAGCCTTAACACTACACGCCCCCTTCCCCTTTTATCATTTCGCACTGGACCTACGCACCCACGCAGCACCCCCGTCTTTTCCATGTTTTGCAAATCATTCTCCATCATTGTTTGGATTCCATCTGATGACTAGGTGGCATAGGTGGCATAGGTCTTTTGGCTTTTGTGATAACGGGTATGGGGACAGTCATGTCTTAAAGGCGGAGACCTCCGCACCTGTGTTTCGGTTCCGTTGTCCACGAGTGCAAAGGAATCTCTTTGAGTGCGCGCCCTCTGCAGTTTGCCAGTCGCTCGTTACTTTTATGAGAGCGGACCCGAAACAATACGGAACCGGAACCAAGGAACCCGTTCCGCATCCGTTCCGTTTGACATCGTTCCGTTCCGTAACACATGAAACGACACGGAAGGGAACAAGCGGACCTGGTGAAGGCGTGCGCCGCGCGACACGGCGTCACTCCGCGCGCCGTGCGGAAGTGGCGCGACCAGGTGGATCCGCGTTGGAACCAATTTCTCGCCGAGCGCGCGGCTGCCGGAATGATCCCGGTCGGCTCGGCCGCGCCGGCCGCTCCGTCAATTCCACGCGAGTGGTCGGATGAGGACCTGACTTTGGAAAACCAGATCCGGAAAATGAAAGAGGCCACCGCCGACCTGCGCGAGCGCGCCGAGTTGGCCAAGTCCGTCGGCGACCTGGACGCCGAAATGTCGCTCCGCCGCATGTGGCTCCAGCACGCCGAGGCCCTTCGCCGTCTCGAGAAAGACGCCCCTGGCATCAGCGCCGCTTCCGGCGATGTCGTCAACCGCAAGCAAGCCGTCCAGGTTCTCATGCAATACTCCGCCGCCATCGCCGCCGCTCTTTCGAACCTCCCTGACCGCATCCTCTCTCTCCTCCCTCAAGTCGCCGACGACATCGCCGCCAAGATCCGCGCTGAGGCCGAGGAGGTCCAGCGCGCCGCCCAGCAGATCAACCCCGATGCCCTCGCTTCTTGATCCCGCAGCTCGCGAGCAACTCTCTCGCATCTGGCAACCCAGCCTTCGGCCGACCGCCCTCGAGTGGGCACAAGAAAATGTCACCCTCGACAAACGCTTCTCCCCTCGCCCCGGCCGCTACGACGCCGACTACACCCCATACCTTCGCCAGCTCCACCTCTGGTTCTCTGATCCAAAAATCCGTCAGCTCACCTTTGTAAAAAGCGCCCAAGTCGGCGGCACCACCTGGCTCGCGAACTGCCTCATGTGGGCCATCTCCGAGGACCCCGGCCCCATCCTCTATGTGACCAGCACCAACGAAAACGCAAAGTCCTGGTCCGAACGCGAGCTCCATCCGCGCCTCCGCGCCTGCCGCGCCCTCAAGCCCCTCCTCCCCTCCAACGACGACGACTTCCGAAAAACCGAGATGCACTTCGCCAGCTGCACCCTCAAGCTCGTCGGAGCCTGTTCCGAGGGCAACCTCGCCTCCCGCCCGATCCGCTACCTCTTCGCCGACGAGGTCGACAAGTGGCCCGACGACTCCTCCCTCGAAGCCCCCGCCCTCGAGCTCGCCATGGCCCGCCTGAATTTCTACCGCAAAGTCTCCAAAGCCTGCCTCACCTCCACCCCCACCGTCGAGACCGGCGCCATCTGGTCCCAATTCCTCGCGGGATCCCAGCACCGCTTCCACCTCACCTGCCCCGATTGCGGCCACGCCCAGCCCCTCCTCTTCGAGCAGCTCAAATGGCCCGAGCACCACCGCGACCTCGCAGGCATGTGGGACCTCGAGGCCGTCGAGCGCGACACCACCTACCACTGCGCCGCCTGCCAGAGCCCATGGCACCAAGCCCTCCAGACCGACCTCGTCCGCCGAGGCCAGTGGATCGCCGGAAACCCCAAAGCCCCCTCCGACCACATCTCCGCCCACATCTCCGCCCTCTACTCCCCGCAGATCTCCTGGGGCAGCCTCGCCCGCATCTTCCTCCAGAAAAAAGAAACCACAGGCGGCCTCCACGACTTTTACAACAACTTCCTCGGCATCCCCTGGGAAAACCGCGCCGCCCAGGTTAAAGAAGACGCCATCCTTGCCCTCCGCGACCCCACCTACCGCATCGCCACGCTCCCCTGCGAGCCCGTCGTCCTCACCCTCTGCGCCGACCCCGGCGAACGCCAGACTCACTGGACCGTCGAAGCCCGCATCCAATCCGGCGAGAGCTGGCTCATCGACTACGGCACCGTCCTCGCCATCGAGGACTTGATCAGCCCCGAGTTCCTCGCAGCCCGCCGCTACCAGTTCGGAGAAAAAATCTTCACCCCCCGCTTCGGCCTCATCGATTCCGGCTGGTCCGCCGAGCGCGTCTATTCAGTCTGCGCCAAGTCCTCCGGCGTCTACATGCCCTCCAAAGGCTCCACCGCCAGCTTCGGCACCTGGACCCAGTCCGCCGTCAATGGCTACCCCAGCCTCCGCCTCGTCACCTATGTGGATCTCACCGCCAAGACCGAGCTCTACCTAGAGCGCGTCAACAAAAAAATGCCCCCCCTCCTCCACCTCCCCGCCGACACCGGCACCGACTTCATCGGCGGCCTCACCGGCCAGCAACTCCTCCAAAACAAAAACTCCCGCCTCAGTCCCTTCTTCTGGAAAAAAGTCGCCGAAGACCATTACGGCGACTGCACCAAACTCCACGGCGTCGCCTGGTGGGTCTTGAAATAGATCATTTCAATCCGTCCGATCCGTCCAACTTCGTTTTCCCGTCGCCGGGAAAACAACCCCAGCACGCCGAGCTAGGTTTTAAGCGGCTCCGCGAGCCTCCAAAATTATTTTCATTTTCTTGAAAATAATTGTTTACAAAAATCAAGTTCGTGAGATTGTCATGTCAGATCGAAGGCGCAACGCCGGAGACGAAAACCAAAAAATGAAAATCACAACCACACCAACAAAACATAAAGACAGCGCAACATTTAAGGTGTCCGCTGACGGAGTGCAAATCGGGTTCGTTTTTGAAACCCGATATTCCTGGGGATACTGCAATGCTCGCCGTGGAGGTTTGCCCAAATCATGGGTAGCAACCGAAGCCAAAAACAAAGAAGACGCGATCGAAAAACTAATCACAGCTGATGCCGGATTGATTGAAATGATGAAATCTCTTCGGACAACAGGCGAATGGTCTGCAAGATAAATCAAGAAAAACCCAACCACCACCCCCTTAAAAAAACCATGAGCCCCACCGACACACAAATCCGCCTAGCTTGCAGCGTCGATGCAGCAGGCCACCGCAGCGGCCAACCGCTCACGCTAACCGCCACCGGACCTGACAACCTGACGATCCCGAACGGCTACATTGTCCGCCACGGCCTGCGAGTCGGCGCTCGGTTCCGGTCGTTTGGAACAGCCATGCGCGCCTTTGAATTCAAGCGCGAAAATCTCGGCTACACCACCATCGCCACAGCATGAAAAAAAAAACCACTACCCACGGCGGCGCGCGCAAAGGAGCCGGACGAAAGACAGGCTCTGGAAAGGGCCGAACCTATGTTCCAAAAACCGTGGCGATGTCGTCAGAATCCTGGGACAAGCTCGACCGCCAGCGCGGCGACCAGTCACGCGGGAAATACATCGAGTCCCGCCTTTGAATTCCTCCCCCTCCGTGCTCTCCGTGTCCTCCGTGGTTAAATCCTAGTCTTTGACACCCTCCCCCAGCCGTGGACCAGCACGCCCAAGCCCTCGCCGGATTCAAAGCCTACCTCAAAGCCCTCGGCAAAACAAAAGCCGAGCTCCTCACCATGGCCGCCGATCTCGCCAACGGCCTCGATGATGTGACGATCACCAGCATCTCCGGAGACGGCACCGCCTCGAGCGGCCAGCTCAGCCTCCTCCCCCGCGAGCTCAAGATCTCCGCCATCATGGAAGTCTACCAGGAAGGCAACGCCCCCCGCCAACTCGCCAGCATCATCGACCGCTCCCTCTACGCCAGCCCGCTTTGACACCCACCTCGAGGCATGGCCTCGAAAATCAAAGCAAATTCAAAGAAATCAAATCGTGGCGGACCCCGCCCCGGCGCAGGCCGCCCACCGAAAGCCGCCGCCTTCGAAGCCTCCGAATTCTCCCGCCAGCGCGGCCTCATCGTCCTCGACACCTTTGAGCCCAAGCGCGAAGCCCCACCCCAGACCCGCCTCACCCTCCTCAAGAAATCCCGCTGGCTTTACAATAATCTCGGCGTCGCCTCCTACCTCGTCGAGCATTTGGCCCAGCGCGCCGTCGGCACCGGCATCGTCCCCCAAGCCCAAACCACCGACCCAGCCTGGAATCGCCTCGCCGAGCGCGCCTTCGAGGATCGTGCCTGCGCCGAAGCCTGGGCCTTCGATGCCTCCGCCCAGGTCAACTTCTACGGAGCTCAATCCCTCATCCTTCGCCAGGTCGCCGTCGATGGCGATTTCTTCGCCCAGCTCCTCACCACCTCCACCGGAGCCGCCCGCGTCCGCTTCCTCGGCGGCGAGACCGTCGGCAGCACTGCCGACTCCTCCGAGCGCGCCTTCGACGGCGTGCTCCTCGATAATTTCGGAGCCCCCGTCAGCTACCGCGTCATCACCGACCGAGCCTCTGGAAAGTTCCAGGATGTCCCCGCCCCTGACATGCTCCACTTCCGGCACATCCGCCGCCACGGCTACCCACGCGGCATCTCCTGGATGCACAACGCCATTATCAACTGCCACGATCTCCTCGAGTATTTGGCTTACGAAAAAGGCAGCGCCAAAGCCGGAGCCCAGATCGCCTACGCCATCACCAGCAACGAAGCCGTCCGCCTCGGCGGCGGCCTCGGCAGCGTCAACTCCGGCGACAACCCCCAGCAAGAAATCTCCACCGAGACCCTCTACAACGGCAACATCATCCCCAAGCTCAAGCCAGGCGAAGCCATTCAGTCTTTTAAAAACGAGCACCCCACCGGCGCCTTCGAGCCCTTCATCGCCACCATCCTCGGCGAGATCGCCCGAGGCATCGGCCTTCCACCCGAAGCCATGATGCTCACCACCGGAGCCGCAGGCACCGAATTCCGAGGCATCCTCGAAGTCGCCCAGAATTTCCTCGAGCGCCTCCAGCAAATGCTCGTCGACCAATTTTGCCGACCTTATTGGAAATACTGGGTCTGGCACGAGATCCAAGCCGGACGCCTCCCCTACCCCGGCGACGACTGGTGGCGCTGCGACTGGATCGCCCCCCGCAAGATCACTGTCGACAACGGCCGCGACGGCCGCCTCTACGCCCAACTCCTCGACTCCGGCTACATGTCCTGGGAGCGCTACGCCAACCTCCACGGCCTCGATGCCGAAGCCGAAGAGGAATCCATCCTTACCACCTACATCCGCCGCAAACAAAAATGCGAGGCCCTCGGCATTCCACTCTCCGAGGTCTTTCCCAGCTATGCCCAAAATCTCCCTGATCCAACCCCCACCACCTGATTGCAGGCTTTTTATCAATGCCCTCCGCGAAAAATTTAAACGCCCGCCTCTTCCGGCAGCGGATCCAGCGCCCCCACCAATTCCTCGCCGAGAAGTCCACATCCAGCAACACCTCCGCCCCTGGAGACCCTGACCCCGACTTCCTCGTCGCCATCATGTGCGCGATGATCGAGCAAGCCTTCAAAGACCTCCAAAACGAAGCCACCTACAAATCCCCCCACAAAAACAACGAGATCGCCGACTCCCACCGCACCGCCAAAGCCTTCTTCAACTCCCGCTTCTTTCTCGAGCTCTGCCTCACCCTCAATCTTCCCGCCGACAAAATCCTCCGCCGCGCCCTTGCCTAGCCCCTCTCCCTTTTGACACAGCGCCCGTGTTCGTGAACTCCTGGTATGCCCTCGCTAAAAAACCTGACATCGGCCAAACCGAAATCTCCATTTATGACGAGATCGGCGCTTTTGGCGTCAGTGCCAAGTCCTTCCTTGCCGACCTCCAGCGCATCCCGGCAGATCACACTATCCTGCTTAAAATTCACTCCCCCGGCGGAGAGGTCTTCGACGGCAACGCCATCTTCAACTCCCTAAAACGCCGCGCCGCCGATGTCGTCGTCCAGATCGAAGGCATCGCTGCGAGCATGGCCACCGTTATCAGCCTCGCCGGGCATCATGTGAAGATGGCCGCAAACGGCTTTTACATGATCCACAATCCATGGGGCATGGCCATGGGCGACGCCGCCGAGCTCCGCGACCAGGCCGAACTCCTCGACAAAATCCGCTCGAACATGGTCGGAGCCTATGCCGCCAAGTCCGGCCAATCCCCCGAGCAAATCAAAGAGTGGATGGATGCCGAGACCTGGTTCACCGCCGAGCAAGCCCTGGCCGCCGGATTTGTGGATGAAATTACCGACGGCCTCGCCATCGCCGCCTCCGCCAACCGCCCCGCCCTCCTCGCAAAATTCCGCAACACCCCCGCCGCACTTTTGACACCCGAGCCACCGCGTATGAACGAAACCCAACCCGCCGCCGAGCCCGAGGTCGAAATCCTCGACACCGTCGTCAGCGAAAACGCCCCCGTAGATCCGTCCGCTCCGTCCGATGAGTCCGCTCCGTCGGATTCTCCAGAGCCAGCCGCCGAGCCCACCCCCGAGGCCGAAGTCATCGAACCGATCGAAAGCCCCGTCGCCAAGATCGCCGCAGCAGACCAGATCCTCGCCAAATACAACGCCGCCCTCGCCGAGCGCGACGCAGCCGTTGCCGGACTCAAAGAAGCCAGCGCGAATATCGAATTCCTCCGCAGCGAAATCGCCGCCGAGCGCGAAGCACTGCAACGCCTCGAGCGCAGCCTCGGCCTCTCCGCCGCCCGCGTCGTCCCTGTCATCGAGAACGCCAGCCCCGAAGCCTCCGACCCCGTCGCCGAATACATCGCCGCCGTGGAAGCCGGAGACCGCAAAACCGCCTCGGCCCTTTTCGAGAAACACAAAGCCGCCATCTGGCAGCACCGTTCCAAAATTTCCAAGGCATAAGGCCAAGGAGAAACCAACCAAACCACCACCACCAAAATGCCCAATACAATCGATTCAGCCCTGGTTGCGG